GACTGGTTCGACGACGTCGTACAGGAGACGACCGTGGCCGCGTTTAAGGCGGACTGCGAAGACATCATCTGGGACAACGTCAGCGAGCGTTGCGCCTTCGGCGTGCGCGGTGCGCTGGTCGCGCCTGTGGGCAAGAAGCTGGTCATCGCCGATCTGTCGAACATCGAAGGTCGCGTGCTGGCGTGGCTGGCGAACGAAGAATGGAAGATCAAGGCTTTCAAGGCTTATGACAGCGGCGACGGGCACGACTTGTACAAGGTGACCGCTGGGCGCATCCTCGACAAAGATCCGAGCGACATCACGAAGACCGAGCGGCAGCTCCAAGGCAAGGTGCCTGAGCTCGCTGGGGGCTATCAGGGCGGCGTTGGCGCGTACCGGAAGATGGGCGGCGCAGTCTTTGACGCGATGACCGACGAGGCCATACAAGAGATCGTCACGGCGTGGCGCAAGGCGCACCCGCGCACGCGCAGCCTGTGGTACGACATGGAGGCGGCTGCCCGCGAGGCAATCAACAATCTGGGCGAGAGCTTCGGCGTGCGCGGCCTGATTACGTTCGACGTCAAGGCGGACACGCAGGGCATCGCGTGGCTGCGCATGCGGCTGCCGAGCGGTCGCTACCTGTGCTACCCGTCCCCAGAGGTGTCGGAGAGCGGCACCATCACGCACGAGGGCATGAACCAATACACCCGCAAGTGGGAGCGCCTCGACACCTACGGCGGCAAGCTGACAGAGAACGCGGTGCAGGCGATCGCCCGCGACGTGTTCATGTCTGGCATGCTGCGCGCCGAGATCGACGGCTTCAACGTCTGCATCCGCGTCCATGACGAGCTCGTGTGCGAGACGCCGGACAACCCGACCTACACGAGTGATGGTCTGGCCGCGCTCATGTCGACCAACCCAAGCTGGTCTGGGGGACTGCCCTTGTCGGCGGCTGGGTTTGAGACGAAGAGGTATAGGAAGGAATGACGCCCGCAGGACGCCTACAGGACCACCTCAAGCACGTCGTGCAGAAGAGTGGGGGTCAGTACCGCAAGGTGCGCTGGGAGGGCCGTAGGGGCTGTCCAGACTGCTTTGTGTGGTGGACGTGGCCCAAGGCGGCCTTTATAGAGATCAAGGCGGACGCCGATCGCGTCAGCGGGCACCAGCAGCGCGAGATCGAGCGCATGAGAAACGACGGTTTTCCGGTCTTTATCGCTCGGTCGATAGAAGAAATCGACGAAATAGTGAAAAAAGTGCAGAAGGGGGTTGCAACCTGACGTTGCATATGCCACTAGAGTGCATCAGCAACGAAGGAGTACAATACCATGAAGACCACCGCATATATTTATGAGCACATCGAAGGTTCCAACTGGCGTTTGATAGAAAAACGCACAGCCTCGCTTTGGTTGCTTCGCGCCTACGTTAAGGCGCTAACGAACCGCTATGACGAGCCCTACAAACTCGAAATCGTTTCAGGAGGCGCAGCATGAAGACCAAGAAACGCACACAAGCAGAACTCAAAGCTATGGCATACAGCATAGCCGACGAAGTCGAGACCCGCGCCGAAGCAATCTGGCAACGCGCACCGAAGCTCACGTACGAGCAATGCCAGAGTTTGGCGCTATTGCAGATGTTGAAATGACCTTCAAGCCACACGACTATCAGGAAGAGGCCCTCGCGCACCTATACAAGGAGCGCAGGGCAGCCCTGTGGATGCCGATGGGCGGCGGGAAGACCGTAACCACCCTGACGGCTCTGGAGGCCCTGTCCGTGGTCGAGGAGGTCTATCCGGCCCTTGTGCTTGCCCCGCTGCGCGTTGCGCGCACGACGTGGCCTGACGAGGTCGAGAAGTGGCCTCACCTGTCGCACCTGCGCGTCAGCGCCATTACAGGGACGCCGAAGCAGCGTGAGCGTGCGTTGGCCAAGAAGGCCGACATCTACACGACCAACTATGACAACCTTGTCTGGCTGCGCAAAGAGCTGGGCGACGCGTGGCCCTTCAAGACCGTGATTGCGGACGAGTTCACTCGGCTGAAGTCCTTCCGCTTGCGGCAGGGCGGATCTCGCGCCCGCGCCTTGGGCGAGGTGGCGCACACGCACGTCAGCCGCTTCATCGGTCTGACAGGCACGCCCGCGCCAAACGGCGTCAAGGATCTGTGGGGCCAGATCTGGTTCCTCGATCAGGGCGAGCGTCTGGGCCGCACATTCAGTGCCTTCGAGCAGCGCTGGTTCCGCAAGGGGTATGACGGCTACAGCCTCATGCCTTACGATCACACGCAGACCGAAGTGGAGGAGAGGCTCAAGGACATCTGCCTGACCGTGCGCGGTCTGCCAGTCGACGAGCCTATTACCAACCCGATCTACGTTGAGATGCCGCCCATGGCGCGCAAGGTCTATGTCGATATGGAAACCGAGATGTTCGCCGTCCTGAACGACGAAGGCGTTGAGGCGGCCAACGCGGCTGTGCGGACGCAGAAGTGCTTGCAGCTCGCCAACGGCGCGATGTATATTGATGACGAAGGAAACTGGGAGGCGGTTCATGATGCCAAGCTGGACGCGCTGGATAGTATCATTGAGGAAGCTAACGGCGCGCCTGTGCTGGTGGCCTACAATTTCAAGCACGACTTGGCCCGGCTACAGAAGCGTTACCCTAAAGGCCGCGTCTTGGACACTGACCCTGACACGATCCGGCAGTGGAACCGAGGGGAAATTGAGTTACTATTCGCTCACCCTGCGTCGGCGGGACACGGCCTCAACCTCGCGGACGGCGGCAACATCCTCGCGTTCTTCGGGGTCAACTGGAACTTAGAAGAGCACATGCAGATCATCGAGCGCATAGGGCCGATGCGGCAGAAGCAGGCGGGCTATGATCGCCCTGTCTTCATCTACCCGATCCTCGTCCGCAACACGGTCGACAACCTTGTTATGTACCGCCTCACGTCGAAGAAGAGCGTGCAGGAGGTTCTATTGGAAGCGTTAAAAAGGAAAAAGAAATGAGCAAGAGCTTTATATGCAGCACATGCAGCGTTGAGCACGACACGATGCCAAGGGCGGAGGCCTGCTTCCAGTCGCATGAGGAGGCGGCTAAGGTGCCAGAGCCGAAGGCCGCCGAGCTGCTGGGCCGCGCTGCGGCGCACATGCACAATCGAGCGTCGACCTATGACGAGCCAGAGGGCGAGCGGTCGATGGGTAAGATCGTGACGGCCTTCAACGCCATCACAGGGCGCGACCTGACCGAGAGCGAGGGCTGGATGTTCATGCAGCAGGTCAAGCTCGTGCGCCTGTTCACGCGCAGCGAGTATCACGCCGACAGCGCCGAGGATAACATAGCCTATGCCGCGTTGCTGGCCGAAGCGAAGGGGGACGGACGTTGAAGAAACGCATTAACACTGGGAGTTTCGGGGACGCGCATCAGATGCCAATCCCCGAAATGGTCACACGTCGTATTTCTCCGCCAGTTCCCGCGCCTCAACCGAACCGCCCTCGGCCAAAAACGGTATCTCACCCCTGAGCATCATGTTCAAGACTTCGTCGGGGTCCATACCGAGGCGGTCTGCCGTATATCGAGCGCGGGCCTCAAAGGTGCCAAGGAAAGGCTCGGCTGCCGAACCAAGGCCGGTAGTATCCCCACCACCAAGCCACATGGATGCCTGATACTGTGCGGGGGATATGCCCATGCGCTTGGCTTGGTCTTGCTGCCACTGCTCGTAGTATCCGTACTCATTGTCACGCGGCTTTGCGGCCCAGAGCGCTGGGTCTTGCAGGGCGTCTTCCATAGGTATGTAGCCCTCGGCTACCCAGCTTTGCGGGCGGTACGTCATGGACACTTCGTCCTCGCCTATCTCGCCCTTCTTGTTAATCTTGCCGGGTTTAATTTTAACCGAAGACTGAATGACATCTTCTGGGAGGCCGGGGTACTGGCGACGCAGGGTCTCCATTGCGCTTTCAGGTGTTTTCGCCAGTTCTGCGATTGATGTCTCCAAGAAACGCGGATCGCCCGAAAGAATGCCGGGCAGCCGGAAATTGTGCGTGTCAATCGTCGC